GATGCCGTCAAATTCGGCAGCATAACAGCCGCAACGGCAATTAAACCTGACGGAATAAATGACGGACACATTGAAGCGTTGAAAAACGCAGGCTATGTAACGGTGAGAATCATCATCGGACTGAAAGGCATTTACATCACCTCTGGACAAATGATGAGCGAACAAGGAAGCGATTATGATTTGGTGGAACGTCGGCGTGTCATGGATAAAGCGTGCCGTGAGATCAGAGTAGCGCAGCTGCCGTTTTTGAACGACACGGTCAAAGTTGGAGCGGACGGCTCCCCTGAAGGTTTGGAGATGTTCGTTGCACAAGGAGAAGCGCCTTTAAGAACGATGAAAACGAACGAGCAAATTTCTGACGGATATATCATCATTCCGAAGGGACAGAATATTTTATCGACAAAGACCTTGCGGACAAAAATCCGCATTGTGCCGCTTGGAAAACTTTCGTATATCGAAAACGAAATTGCCTATCATAATCCGGCCTTAGCGCAGTAAAAGGAGGTTCGATAAGCAGTTCGGCATAAGTATTGCCTCACTGCTTATCTTCGAGTTTGCCTTTTGAGGCAAACATCGTATTTGTTGGTCTGTGCTTTTTCATTTCATTGCAAAAGCACAGACTAAAAAGTCAAATCGGAAATTGATATTTCCTCATTGACTTTTTATAGGAGAAAAAATGGTAAACGGATTAATTTACGATTTTGAATCAATCAAACTGATGCTTCCGACCGGCTTAATTTTAGGCTGTGAAAGCGTCGAGTACTCAGATGAAAAAGCAGATGAGGTTATTTGCGGCACTAATAATTTACCGCTCGGCGTCGGACGCGGCGAATGGAAAGGGACATGCAAACTTGAGCTGCAGCGATTTGAGTATGATAAACTCAATATTTTTGCAGCAGCGTCAGGCGGATTTTACAACATGCCGCCTATTCCGGTCGTTGCCAGTTACGGCAATATGGGACAGCCTCCGGTGACGGACACGCTTTTGGTGCACTTTACCAAACGAGATTTTAAAGGATCGAAAGGAGACACCAGTTTGAATGTAACGATTGAGGGGCCGCAGACGATGCCGATGAATTCGGACGGCATAATCGCCTTTGCGCCGTTCTTATAACTGTTGAAAAGTGTACATCCTGAGTACACTTTTCAACGATGAGTTTTTCGCTTATGCAAAAAACTCACTATCGCATAGAACCACCGCCATCCGTGGCGGCTACTGCACAGCCTCATTACATTACGGCTGTGCTTAAACCACCGAATAAAAAACTTAAAAATTTTTTTATTCGGTATTTTATAGGAGTATTTTATGACAGTGGAAAAAGCGAAACTTGAAGAATTGAAAGCAAAATATCCGCAAGGGATTTTCGAAGGTGAGATCACCTTTACCACACCTGATGATGAGCTTGAGAGGCTTGAATTTATTTACCGTAAGCCTGTCTTAGCGGATATGGAAGCATATTCAAAAGCCGCCCAGAAAAATGCGATAACGGCGAACTTAAACCTTATTCAGTCGCTCATTGTCGAGCCTGAACCGGCTCCGGTTATTGCAAAACTGCGGGATTATCCTGCAGCGTATAGCCGCTTTGTGGATGATGTTGTCAGCCCTTTTTTTGGGGCGAACGTGGCGGTCAAAAGCCGGAAGCTGTAAACACGCTTACCCGGATACGGCTTTTTATCAAGCGGTTTTTAGGCGAAGACGTGTCGCACGCTGATTACGTATTCCTGATGGAAAAATATGAACAGGCGCGTATGATGCGAGACTTTGAAGTTTCAGTCTATCGGGAAGCGATTGTAAAGGCATTCGGCGGGAAATAATGGCAAATTTTGTAAGCTCCATCACCTTACAGTTTAAAGACGCATTCTCAAGCGGCTTTGCCAATGCGAAAAACAGCATGGCAGGCATGAAAGATGCCATCGGCGAAATTAACCGCAACAAAGACATGTTCGATTTAGCAGGCGATTTATCGCTGATGTCGGGCAGGTTCGATGAATTAGCCGGTAAAATTACGTCGATGATAGATGAGCCGTCGGCTCTTGCAGGCAGCTTTGAAACTTCAATGAAAAATATCCAAGCAATAACCGGCATGTCCTCATCCGAAATTAAAACGCTCGGAGATGAACTAAACCGGATAGGAGGTACCGCAGCGGCGGGGCCGCTTGCAGTTGCTTCTGCGTATAACGATGTTGCAGGAGGTATTACCAACGTTGAAGCGCAAATGCCGGTTATGATGAATGCAATATCGCTTGCAGAAGCCGGTCAAGCCGATTTAGGAACGGCAACGAACGGCTTAGTAAAGATTATGAATTCCTACGGTTTTTCCGTCAGTAAAGCTGCAACAGAGGAGGAACGCAAAGCCGATATTTCGCAAAAGGCAGCATGGGCGTCGGACGTTATGACGCAAGCGGTCGGGATGGGTGTTGGCAGTATGGAAGAATTTATTTCCGCTATGTCTCCTATCTCAGGACTTGCCTCATCAGTCGGTATTGGTTTTGACGAAATCGGCTCTACGATGGCGTACATGACTGCAACGACCGACACGGCATCCACTGCCGGAACGAAGCTCCAGTCTTTTATGATTGCCTTACAAAAACCGAGTAAGGAGCTTTCTGCCGCTCTTGCCTCTGTCGGTATTGCTTCCGGCTCTGCCATGCTTGAAGAATACGGACTAGCCGAATCGGCACGGATTGTGCAATCGGCGTTTGCGGGTAATCAGGATGCAATGGTCGCTGCAATGGGACGGGCTGAGGCAATGCAGGCAGTTATCGCATTGACAGGAGATGCATATTCTGATTTTGCAAAACAGTTTGGCTCCAGTATGAAAGGTATTACCGAAGCGTCGCAGGCGATACAGATAGAAGCGTATGAGAGCAAAGTTGCGAGGCTTCAAGCAGCAAGTGATTCACTGAAAATCCAAATGGGTGATGACATAAATGCCATCAAAGGCTTTTTTGTCGATATGCACTCAGGCTTTTTAAATAATGTTGTGTCTCCGCTTTTATCATCTCCGGTCGGCGGTGTTTTTCAACGCATCGCTGCCTTTGCAGGTCTTGCAGCAGGCGGCGTTTTACGCTTAGGAAGCGGTGTTCTTAATACGGCGACGCAGCTGGTAACATTGACGTCAACGATTAGCAACGCCGGAGGTATTACTAAATTATTCAGCTCAACACTCGGAACATTGAAAAATGCTGTAACGGGTGTCGGCTCTTCGCTTATGAGTTTGATTGCTCCTCTATGGACAAAAATTACAGCAACCTTTACCGCAACGGCAGCAGAGTCCGGCTTTGCTGCTGCGTTATGGGCAACGGCGGGGGCAATGTGGGCAGTCCTGTGGCCGGTACTTGCCATCGTTGCGGCTGGAGCTTTGATTGTCAAAATCATTTCGGAAGTAGCTAGCGGCTGGACTTCAGTTACGGCAGCCTTTCAAAACGGCGGAATCCTCGCAGCCCTATTGCAAATTGGAAAACTGATGCTTGCATCATTAATTACTCCAATACAATGGTTCCTTGAGTTGCTTGCTAAAATACCAATGGTAGATTCTTATTTGCAACCGGCAATTGATAAGCTCGATGAGTTTAAAAACAGCTTGAAAGGAAAGAGCGCAGAAGAAATAGGAGCGGACGCGGCCGTAACGGTTAAAAGTGAAACGAGTACGGAATTTACCGGTATTGACACCGGAGAATTAAGCGCAAGCATTCAAGGGTTACAAAAGCAAATTGGCAATAAATCGATAGGAGACGCAAAAGCTTTTGGCATAAACGGTGACGGCGGAGCAGCTCTTGCTGCGGAGCACATGGCGGCCGCAGCCCGAAAAGGCGTGGCGGTTTCCTCTCTTACATCGAATGCTTCAGATGCCTTTATGGGAGCCGGAGCGGGCGGATATAGTGCATTAAGTGAAAATGCACGTGAAGATATGCACGTACAGTTTAGTGAAGCGATGGTACAAAAAAACGCGGCAACGATTCCGCTGTTTAGAGAGGAGAAAAAAGAAGCTGCGCCAACCAATCAGACGTTCAAAATAGAAAATGTCTATTTACAAGCGGATGATTGCAAAACGCTTTTTGACTTTATCAGGCAGCTTGAATTTGCCGTCGGTCAGGGAGTAGCGGTATGAGGCTTCCCGATTTTTCGTTTCCCAGTGACAGCCACCCTTCCATTCTCGCTCGCGCTGCCGAGTTTAATGAGTATATCAAAAAGGTGTCAGCAGAAAATTTTATCAAAGCGGGTATCGTAGGAGACGGACAGGCGGTGTGGCTTCCTGCCATTCTTGACGGTATCGAAGTAAGCGATGCGCTTTTAGTCGATAGCATTACGACGAAAGGCGTATCAGGCAGTACGAAAATCATATCGGGCTGGGCTGACTCGGACGTTACCATCAAACTCATTTTAATTGATATTCCAAAGTATACCGCCGATACCGTTACTCCCGACATTACGCGCTTTGATTGCTTAAAAGAAATCAGACAGCGGTTTAAGGCGCAAAAGAGCGGAACCCCGTGCGTGTATACTTTGCAGCATCCGCATATTCAGGCATGGGGATTAAAAGATTTTATTTTCAACGATTTAAAATCTATAGAAGAACGGGGAAAACGTATTATTCACTGTACGCTCGGCTTCGATGAGTTTGACAGCGTCAGCCGCAAAAGTCAAGACCGGCAATTAGGCTTTCAAGGGCAAAAAGGAATCACCGGCGGAGTGGGAGGAGCGGCCGTAAAAGCGGTCGACCCGCCGGTCTCGGATAAAACGCGGGCGGGCTTAGGAAAGTTGGAGGCGCAATATGCAAAGCAATAAAATAATACACCGGCAGACCCTTGAAGTTGAACTGAACGGACAACTCACCGATACACGGGCGTGTCGGTTTAATCTTGTAACACAAAAAGGATTCTCGTCGGTATTTGCAACGCTTCATTTTCCGGCCAGTTCAAAGGATGGAAAGAAAGGAGACACGATAAAAGTATACATTGCAGATAAAGAGAGCAAAGATTTATATTTTACCGGAACCGTGTATAACGCAACGGAAATAGATAACTATCGAAAACTTTTTTTAACGGACGGTTACTGGAAACTGTGCCACACCTCGTTTACTGCTTCTTATCGGAAAGAAAAAGCATCAAGTATTGTCAGTGATGTTCTTGATGCGGCGGGGGTGAGTGAAAAATCGGTCACGGTTCCTGATGTTGAACTTGCCCGCTTTTCGACGAAAGAACTACCGGCACACCTCGTGCTTGATATACTTCTTGATGCATTAAAAGAACACGGTGCAAAAGATATTACCTATTTCTTCGATGAAAAGAACTGCTTTCATTTTGGGACGCCAAAAGACACCGGAAAGAACACAGGGAAAACATTCTGCTTCAATACAAAAGAAACGATTTTTTCACATAGCGCCGATTGGATTGAAACGCTTCCTGCTCCGATTCGGCATAGCATGAAGGTAACTGTTGACGGTGTTTCAAAAGAAGTTATCAGAACGGACTTAACAGTATTGGAGGGTGTATCGCGCCTTATACTGCATGTTGGGGGGAGCTGCACATGAAAAGCGGACAGGAATTTCTTGCATCTCTTTTAAATGCACTGTTGCCGAATAGAGCCGCTCCCGTGCTTGCAAAAGTGATAAAAGCATACGAAGGGGCAGGCGCGAATAAATATGCCTGCGATGTGCAGGTGCTCACAGCAGGAACGCTTGAGGAGACTGATCAAATAATTGCAGAAGTGCCGATTTCTCCTATCTGGGCGGGAAAGAAAAAGCGGGGCGTGTATGCCATTCCCCCCGCAGGACAAATTGTTATCGTCTCGTTTATCGGATGGAATGTTGCTTTTCCCTTTATTGCAGGGGTTTGGGCAGATGAATACGAAGCGGATGATTTTAAGGCGGGGCAATTTGTCATCACCGACGGGGACGGCTTAAAAATCATCGCCGATAGCGAAGAAAAGAAAATAACAATCGATACCGGTAAGGCGCAAATCATCGTAAACGGCGATAAAATAGCCATTAAAAACGGTTCAAAGAGCCTTTATACCGTCCTTGATACCCTGATTCAAAACCTTATCGGCTTATCAACTGTCGGCGCACCGGCAAAACATACGGTAGACCCTGCAAGTATTCAAAAATTTATGCAGGATAAACAAGATTTATCTCTTGTGTTGGAGGCGTAAAAAAATGTTGGTTGCACAAACATTACAGCAAGCCTTACTCACCATCTTTACCGAAATGGAAGCGGCCGCATCGGGTACGCCTAAAACAAAAGAATGGTATGCGGAAAAAATAGCACAGGCGATTACCGACCAGATAAAAAGTGCGGAAATACCACCCGGTACGGTGGTGGTAGAAGTAGCGGGAACGGCAAAAGGTATTCCTAATCCTGTCGGTATTAAGGTGATATAAATGGACTGGGGGACGGATTTTTTATTGCAAGATGATGACATCGTTTTTACTGCTGACGGGGATATTCGGCTTGTATCAGGTGGGGCAATGGTCGCGCAAGATATAGCTCAATCACTGAAAGTGATAACAGATTCACTGTATTGGGATAAGGAGACGGGAAGCACGATGCCGCTTTTCTTAAACGACAATAATAGCGATGCGGCAAGTGTGATAGCCGAGCTTGAGCGGGTGGCAATGGATGATGTACGGGTTGACCCCGATAGTGTTTCTGCATACCAAAAGGCAGACGGGCTATTTGCGCTTGAGTTTACTCCTATTGGGGAATCGAATGCGGAAATATTGGAATACGATTTACACAAGAAATAAAAGAGGTGATAAGAATGCAGGATAGTTGGATAGATAAAGCGGAACATGAGATACGAGATGATATTGTTGAGATTGCAAAACAAAATACCGGGCTTACCAACTTTAAATCGACCGGGGTACTGCGCGGATTTATTGAAGTTATCGAAAACGTTGTCTTTTTTATTTACAAGACGGCAATTAATCCGATTTATGCGAACGCATCACTTGATAAAGCAACCGGTATCTTTCTTTCATTCTGGGGGCTTGCCCTTGGCGTTGTACGGAAAAGTGATAATAAAGCAAGTGGGAACTTTAGCGGCAGAGCCTATGGTTCAGGTTCCATTGATTCGGGAACGTGGATAGTCGTAGAAGGAACAGAACTTCGATATAAAGTAACCGAAAAAGTTACCTTTACCGCTGACAGCACTTTTGCCATTCCTGTACAAGCAGAATTTTCAGGGAGTGACTACAATATCGGCGCAGGGCTTACGGTGCGGGCAACACGGGTTATCCGTGGACTTGACGGAATAGAGGTCAAAGAGAATTGGCAAAAAGCGCTTGGCGAAAATAGTGAAAGCGATGACAGTTACCGTGAGCGAATTAAAAACCGCTGGAGAAGCCAGACGCTCGGGGATACAAAAGTAACGTATAAATATTATGCAGAAGAAGTAGCAGGGGTTCGTGAAGCGAAGATAATCCGCACTCCACGCGGGGCAGGCAGCACGGATATTGTTATTGTTTCAGTAACAGGACTTCCAACGGCAGAGCTTATTGAAAAAGTAAAGATGAATCTTTACCTGCATGAACTGATGGCTTTTGATGTCCAGGTAAAAGCTCCCCTTGTTACCGGCGTTGAAATAGTCATTGAATATTCAGGAGATGTTACGGAAGGCGATATAGAACTTGTTGCAAAAAAATATGTTGATTCTCTCGGTATCGGTGGGCGCTTTGCTGTTAAAGATTTATACGAGTTGTATAAACCGTTTGCCGTCAAAACCCTTGAAATCATTTCTCCTGCACGGGACGTTCAAGCCCCTGATTCAAACGTTATTATTGCTTCCGACATTACCGTAACAAAGACGGCATAAAGGGAATCAGCTTATGAGTGAGCAAAACGAGATACACGAGCTAATTGAGAAAACAATCGCCCCACCGGGTATAGAAAAAAAGAATCGCAGGAGTATATTCAAGACTATAGGAGATGTGGGTGCAAAAATAAAGAAAGATGCGCTGACTGCATTTAATGCACACTTCCCGTATGTGGCAGATGAAAAAAAACTTGAAGAACACGGGCAAGCGTTGCTTATTCCGCACCTGCTCCATGATGGCGCTGAAGAATATCGAAACCGTGTTGCAACAGCATCCTTTTTTCTTTCTAAAGCAGGTGAGCGCGGTTATATCTTATCACAATTGGAAGCGCACTTTGGTGATCGGTATGTACTCTCAGAATCGTTTTTGAATGTATACATCAAGGTTCTGGATATATCCGAAAGCGACCGGCAATGGGTACGGCAATTCCTCGATGAGCTATTAAACCCTGTTATCCGGCTTACCTTTGGCGATTGGATGAAGTACATTGAACAGTTCCCTTTTTCTGATACAGAAAGAAAAACGGTCCGCCGCGTGGAAAGTGAACACTTTTCCCGCAGCGCGGTGTTCCGTGACGGCCGTGTACTTCGGGACGGAATAACCATTTTGCCGACGCATGCTGTTCCAGTCTTTCACGACGGCTCAAAACAAAGGAATGCCGCCATAGAAAGAAAATACTTTTATTATGCTCCGGCAGACAATACGGTCGATATTCCCGTCATTCATCATTCCGATCTCCTTGACATCCTTTCACTGCGCTTTATGCGGCATTTTGCGGAAGACTGGGGTTTGAACGAAAATAGCGATGCGCTGCACGTTGACCGCATTTCGCATTCGCTATTGGAGCAGTTCACTATACGTGACAGTGATAGTAAGAGCGTCGTAATAAACGATATTGACCGTCTATCATTCTCCGATTCGATTTCTCTATCGGCAACAGCGGTGGAAGCTGTTACGGATAGGTGGCAGATCGCCGATAGCTTTTTTTACGGCATGAGGTACGCTCGCTTCCGTAATGGGCACCTATTCCGTAACGGCTCTGAAACACGAAAAGGCAATATATTGATCGCACTCTAAAGACTTTATAGAGAAACATATATTTTAAGGAGGCATAATATGCAAGTAACTGAAAGATTTCCGTTAAGAGGAATGTTCGAGCTTATCGTAAAAAAAGACGGTAAGGTTATTGAACGGTATCGTGATAACAATCTTATCGTCAACGGTGCGCGTAATCAAGCCGCGCGGCTTTTTGCCGGAGACGGCACGAATCGAGCAATCGCAAAAATCGCATTTGGAACGAGTGGAGCCGCTCCTGTTGTAACCGATACGGTCATTACAGATGCGTACACAAAAGATGTTTCCGGTTTTGAGTACCCTGATATGGGGCAGGTACAAACTAACTGGATATTGAACACTGATGAAAACAACGGTATGGCGATTATGGAGTTTGGCTTGCTGTCTGCAGATGGAACGCTTTTGTGCCGCAAAGTACGCGAAAAGCCCATCAATAAAGAAGCAGACATCAGCATCGAAGGTCACTGGAAATGGATTTTCTAAAAGGAGGAACCCATGGCGTATTTAAAAGAACAAGCAACATGGGAAGACGGTATCTATCAGTATGAGATAACTGACCCGCTGCAAGGCGGAGAAGACGGCATTGATAATGTACAAGGGAAGCAGCTTGCAAATAGAACCAAGTATCTAAAGGAAGAATTTGAAAAGCACGTATCTGCTAAAAATCCACACAAGGTAACAGCAGCGCAGACCGGCGCATACACTAAGCAAGAGACTGACGCGAAAATTACTGCGGTGAATAGTGAGCTTACTTCTCACGGCGGCTGCACTGACGGCAGAAATCTTCTTGACGTTTTTGGGAAAACCACAGTAGCTGAAGTTATGGAAATCCTACATAACAAATGCAACGGCGAAGGAAAAGCGGATTTTTCAGGGCTTATGATTGGTGATTATCTTGATTTGCCAAGTCTTACGGTTGGCGGCACTACTTATACATGGAACGCCGATTACCAGAACTTGCGCATCGTTATTTCGGGATTTAACCACTATATCTACTGCGGCGATAATAATTGGAATAAAAAGAATCATATTCTTTGGACGTTTCGCAATATCGTATTGCAAAAAAGAATGAATGCGGCGAATAAAAATGAAGGCGGTTATGGGGCGAGTGAGTTAAAAAAGTATCTTGATGAAGTGTTTGCGGTCGGATTGGGTAATGCGCTTGGTTCAAGCAGTTATTTGTATGCAATCTGGCGGGCTATTTCAACAAAAGGCTCTAGTGACTTTGTAACAGATACTGTTTTCTTGCCTACCGAAGTAGAGGTGTTTGGAGTCCCTACTTATGGAGACGATCAAATTGCAAGTAATACTAACATTCAATATCCTATCTATCGCGACTCTTCATTCTACCGTGTCAAAAAATATAACGGTAGCCGTTTGTGGTGGTGGGAAGGAACGCCGGCGACCTCGACCTCCACGGACTTTTGCGATGTCAGCCGCTCTGGTAAGAGCAACCGCAACTTTGTGAGTAGTGAACGCAGTGGCGTTGCCCCGGCTTTCTGTACCTGTTAAGGTACAGAAACGTATCTTTAATCCGGCGGCGTAATGCCGTCGGCAGAGGAAATAATATAAGGAGTATTAAATATGGAAGACAGCACTACGAAAAATGTCTACTTAGCGATAAAAGGAGATGTAGTCATTCATCATACCGATTTGTCGGCTATGGAGAGCATGGACGGTATCAGTAAACCTGATATGACAATTACGGAAGAAGAATTTTATGCAGCAGAAGGGCTTGCGCGCCTTATCGACGGAAAAATCTTCTTAGGAAAAACTGACGCCGAAAAGGCACGCGAAGAGGCAATCGAAAGAATCCGTATTCTGAAAGGCTGGCTTGCAGAAACTGATTATATTGCCGCTAAAATTGCAGAAGGCGCTGCGACGGCAGCCGACTATGCTGAAAAAATCGCACAGCGCAAAGCATGGCGGAAAGAAATCAGCGATCTTGAAAGCGCACTTTAAACGCAATAAAAACGGTATCTTTATTTGTTAAGGATACCGTAAAAAACGGGCAAGAACCCGGTGTTACGACCACCGGGCAGGCGTCATCACCGCCTTCAGGGTTTCCCCTAATCTTAACCCGTACCCTCGTACTCGGGTACTTTGATTATCGGGTCATCAT